TCTTGTCACAACATTTCGGTGTCGAACACATTTGTTACTGAATCAGTTGTATCGTCTTCATTATCTACTCAAACGGTACACACCACAACAGTTAATTTTGAAGACGCGAAGGGCGTGCGCACTATTTCAGGACAAGGGACCGAGATCTCTTTGGAAGAGTCTGAGATCTCATTCAATTCGTATGACTTTTTGATACAGTCAGAAGATACAATGTCCTTTAGGATGTCTTCTCAAGGGGCGTACTTTTCAATAGTAGAAAACTACAACAGTGTAGAAATACTTTCATCAGACGGTGTGACGTTTGAGAAAAATGTGACTGTCCCTGAGTTGTCAAGTCAGAATATAATTGCTCACACACTGCGCGCACCTGAAAGTTTGAACATTTCAAGCAACGTAATAATGCCGCTGCACGTCAGCATTGGTGAATCTTGTATTATTGAGCATGATTTGGTCATAGGCGGGAGCGTGTCCTGCTCTGCGATAAATACCAATTCTATTTATAACATTTCAGTAATACAAGGTGAAAATTTGCATTTTACAGAGGACAATGAAGATTACATGATTTTTTCTAAAGAATCTATAAGAATAGGTCATAATCCAGACGAAAATAATGCTAGATTGGAAATTAAGTCTCTCCCGTTTAGAGATGGTATTCGTGTGATATCTGATGATAAAAGCACTATAAAACTACAGACCAAACGAAACAACAGACGCGGGATGGTACTGATCAATGAAGAGAATTTTGAAGAATGGATGGTTGGGGTCGGAAATTATCCATTGGAGAAAGAAAACACTTTTGGAATTCATTTCAATGAAGAATCGTTCATGAATATGGATCCCAATAACAACACAATATATTTCAGTAAAAACACGATAATGACACAAAGTCTGAGTGTAGGAACTGCGTTCCTTGGTGAATTGAACATTCACGAGTGTTCGATTACCATTGAAGGTGATGATCAATTGATGTTATCATGTAGCGCCCTGGTGATACCAGGGGTGATGTCTGTTTCAAACAATGAGTTCGTAGTGCTGAGTCCCGCGTCTTTTCATCAGAATTTGAACATGTTAAGCAACAAAATACATAACTTAGGAAGCCCAGTTGTTGATGGGGATGCTGCCAACAAAGGTTACATCGAAAATAGACTCTCGGAAATATTCACGGAAGAGCGTGTGTTTACCGCCCCCGTTTATTGGGCCCCTCCAACGGACCCAACTCTTCGTTCGTTTGCAATAGGATTATCGTATACTAATCCATCAAATGAATCGAACACAAACCTGTCGTTTGAGATGATGGTTGGAAATACGTTAAACCAGTCCCTCAGATTTGTTTCTGATGTGAACGATGCTGCTGTTTCATTAGTGGAACTGTTTGCTTCACAAAACATGAAGGTATATTGTCCGATAGAAATTGATGGTATTATTACACTTCCTCACACGACATTATCATCACTGGCTGATGCACTGACTATAGGCGGAAATATCAGAAGTGATGGTGTTGGGGTTGGTGTTGCACCGTTGTTTCCTTTACATGTTGTGACCACTTCTGATGATGATTGCGCGGTATTGCAGTCGTCAAATTCACGAGCCCGTACAACAGTAGAGTCGTATGGGGGCTCTGCGGACCAGGCTATGTTCACTTGCAAAGTGGACTCAACTGTGTTCTCGACTGGTTATTCTAAATCCTCAGATTCATTCATAATTGCATCAAGTAACGATCTTTCTCAAAACACACACATGGTAATTTCTCGAGCTACTAATCAGATACAGTCTGCGGGAGACATAAGAATCGTAAAGACCAGTGGTAATTTCAGCATTGAGGAACTTGGTGCAACAGTTTTCCTGGCAAACAAAAATACTCTTCGATGTGAAAATTTTGAGATATCATTTGAGAACTTCTCAGTAGACCATAAGTTAGGAAATTTAAGTTTACTTAATTTGAGTAGTTTTGGCGCACGCATTACCGGTTCTGCTGATGTTTCTGAAGATCTAGTGGTAAAACATACAACATTTAGTGAAAATGAAATTGGTGACATGACAGTTGACGCAAAAATGATCATTCCAGACATTGAAACAAATACGGTGTCCCTTAAAAATAGACAAGGCTTCAATCTTTTCCAAGATGACACAGATATAGTTAGATATAGAGAAAATGGTTCTGGCATGTTATTACACTTCGATTCTGTTGCAGAATCGCTTGATTTCTCTTTTCCAACAATACCAAATGCATCTGGAAGAGGATCTTTTTTTGTATCTGACAATCCAATTTTGAGTCTGAAAAAACAAGCTATAAACATTGATACAACCCAAGAATATGCAAAACTTAATGTCTCCACCGAAAATGGCCCACAGTTGTCTTTATTGAATCCATCCAACACACCTACTCACGCTGATTTTACAGTTGACGATTCTGGCGAGCTGCACATCACTACAACACAACGCAAGTATATCTTTGACGGTGACGTACATGGTGAAAACATCGTAACCGATGATTTCATGTACTTTGGTGCAAGTAAACAGTGGAGAATGGGGGTTTCAGCAGATGGTTCGTTTGTGATTCAAAATAACTCCACTGGTGTTTATGTTACAAAAACTGAAGTGTCGTTGACTTAACCTCCTGCTGAAATAGTAGTCCATCAAATGAAGAAAAATGATAAAATGCTTCACAATTGCCTTCCACATTCGCCTTCATCAAAGTTATCAAGTTTATGTCCACTGAAGCCTTGATGGAACGATTGTAAACACGCAAGTCCAGCCTGTTTAACAACATGCCTCCATCACCTCCACGCAAAGCAAGGTCAATGACGCGTGCCTTAAGAGACTGATTCAATCTACTTCGGTGATGTTAGAAGCGCCAGTATCGGACTCAATTTGATCGTGCTTCCGCTTGTTGGTCGTTTTGTTGGTCGTCTTGTCCTGCGCGCATTTCTTTGCGAACGAGGCACACTCCCAGTCATTGTAAAGCATGAGAAATGCACTGTCTTTGAGAATGTCGCCAGTCATGTAGGTTGCATTGGTCATGCGATTGGCAAGTGCATTAATGACTTGTGGATCATTGCAACCAGAGTCCATGTACTTATTCATGTTCTTCTCGCGCCAGGTCATCAGTTTCTGTTTCTTGTCAGCCGTGATTTTTTCAAGTACTTCTTTGATCTCGTTGTACTGCTCATCCTTCTTCTCGAGCTTCTCGTCGCACTCCTTCTGCTTCTTGTCGAGCTTTTCCTGGCACTCCTTCTCCTTCTTGTCGAGCTTTTCCTCACACTCCTTCTGCTTCTTGTCGAGCTTTTCCTGGCACTCCTTCTCCTTCTTGTCGAGCTTTTTATCATTCTGCTCATCCTTCTTGTCGAGCTTTTCCTGGCACTCCTTCTCCTTCTTGTCGAGCTTTTTATCATTCTGCTCATCCTTCTTCTGCATCTGCTCGTAATGTTCGCCTCTCATCTGCTTTTTCTCCTTATCCGAAGCTTCGCGTTCATCCTTAATTATTGAAATACAATTTCCGCCATATGGCACTGTGCCCACTGTAGACAACGCCGTAGACCCCTCCTTCGACATCGGCGATGTGATAACTGAACAAACGTCACACGATCGGGCGTATGAGGAGTGTGTTGCGAGGAGTGTGTTGCGAGGAGTGTGCTGCGAGGAGTGTCTGCGAGGAGTGTGCTGCGAGGAGTGTGCGTTCCTTACGTGTGCTGCGAGACACGTAAGGAACGCAAGATTGGCTTGAGGTGGTTGGGTTTGGCGGTTGGGTTTGGCGGTTGGGTTTGGAAGGGTACACATGTGTACCCATCAAAAAAACCGACATTTCCCTCCACGCCCCCCATGCCATATCTTCTTCTTTCTTTTCTAAATTTTAAAGAAGAAAGAAGAAAAAACAGGCTAAGGGGTGAGGCTGGGGGTCGTTTGGTGAATGTCGATTCTGGGTACACATGTGTACCCTTCCAAACCCAACCACCTCAAACCCAACCGCGATATGGATGAGCATGAGGCACGCAAATTGCTTCATGTGTCGGCAGACGCTACCGTGGAGAAAATCGAAAAGGCATGTAAGTTCCTTAGTAAAAAACATCATCCTGACAAAGGGGGATCCATAGAAACTTTTGTGCGCTTTCAACAAGCTAAGGATACACTCATCGCCAAGCTCCTCAAGGAGGCCGACGACAAGAAGAAAAAGGACGGAGTCCTTGACGACTTCAATGATCTACTAGGTGTCATTCCCGTAGCCAGTGATTTCAATGATCCAAGTGTCATTGCAATGTGCAGAAACATAGAGAATGAGGCCGACAAAGACGATGGTGTCCGACGGATATATGAAGTGATGCGTGCTTATCCTGGATACGCCTGGCCATCAGTTTGGCCTCCTGCCGAAGTTCTGACTCCGAATGAATCTTCGGATGGTGCGGGAACATCAGGAGTTCCGAGTGTGCTTGCGGAACAAGAGAACGAACGTAAGCGGAAGAGGTCGAGCTGCCGAGAAGCGACAAATCTGAAGTCGCACAACAATCCAGGTAAGAAGCCGGAGACCCCTGGTCACACAAAGCGGCCCCGTGGTCGACCGCGAAAGAACACAGAATGGAACGAATGCAAGGGAGTGTATGAAAAAATTCAGGGAAAGGGACCGAATCCAGAACCTCACTACAAAAGGCGCCGTGGTGCAAATCCGAAAGGCAAAAAGTGGAACTATACCGCGGGTGGTTGGATCAACAAATGAACATCATATTGTTTCCATTCGGAAATATCCTTGCGTTTTACTTCCTGATCATAATCGATCTCATAAACCAGCCATTGTTGTGATGCTTGTGGGTCCGAGAAACGCGCCGGCGAAGGTTTGTTGTTGATTTAAAGGTTGTTGATTATCAGAAAGCAACCCCCAATTTGTTGATCACAAATGAACCAATTTTTTTTTGAAAATATACCGGACGATATTCTCAATTACATTTTCGAGTACTACATTATTGGGCTGAGACACAGAATGAACCTCATAAAAATGAAAGAACTCATAGAATTCACACAGGGCAAACCACGTATGATTTTGAATAATTTTTGGTCAGATGTCAAGTGAGTTATGTATCAGGCCAATGTCTCACGCGCGGAAGCGATAAGGGCGCTCACCAACGAGGGCGACATTGTCAGCGCGATCATGATGTTGACAGCATAAACACGTTCCCTTGTGGTGCAGACCGGCTCCATTATTGCCTTCAGGAACGAACGAACAGAACTCAAAGAGTCATGACGAAGCCCGAGCAGCCGCAGAAGCCGCAGAAGCAGCAGAAGCAGCAGAAGCAGCAGAAGCCATGGGAAAGAGTGCCCAAGATCGCGAATGGCTATGTCGTACGCAAGCCGCCGACAATCAAGCAACGCCTGATTGTCCTCGAGCGTGTCGTCAGAACGATGATTGATTTTTGTGACGAGCACATGCTGGTGGAGTACCGAGACGATTTGGAAAAATTGTGCTTCACCGACGAGTTCGTGAAGGATACGGGCGTTACCTTTTTCAAAAATTTGCCGGCAGATATCGCCGCGCAAATGGATTGCTTTGTACAAGACGGCCGGGTTTGCTACGAATGATGGGTATCTTCATGACCTTCGATATCGACAAGTAGTATTTCGATGGAGTCCTATGGGCACGCATTGAACCGTGTCTTTGATGTGTTGGATTTCTAATTGTCATTGAATAATTTTTTATTGATTGATTGTTATTGATTCAATTAAGTCTAGTTCAAAACGTGAAAATTTAGGTGCATAAGGTTCGTTTACATCTGTACAAAATTTCAACAAAAATTTAAAGAACTCCTTCAAAAAATCCTTCATTGTATCATATGTATAAAAAACAAAATTAAGTATTTAATATAAAGTCGATAGCACGGTCGGCTACTTGTTTGCGATACTTAGACCTTGCGAGTTTCTGCGGTAATTTGGATTTTGGTTGCAGTTTCCATTCGTGAAAGGGGGTCTTGGTGTTGCTGACAGTGGGCCAAAATTGTGTCTGTTCAGCCATGTTGGCCCACTTGTCGTCTAAAATATCGGGATGTCCCACATCATCTATGGTATCGTAGGTACAATCTCCCTCGATGACAGGACTGTTAATCCCTGGTATTGGAATCTCTGCATCATATGCCTTTCCAGCTCGCAAGATGAGAATAGGACAGGAAGATTGAACTACGGAAGATGTCATGCCAGCGACTGAGAGTTCAGGAAGAGTGATCGGATCACAAAGAACCGCACGCGAAAGTCGTGTTGATGTCAACACACTGGGGTCAATTGACGAATGCGAAAAGAATCCAACAGATTCAGCACCTAATGCGTCTGCAATGTCATCAATGCGTTTGTCGTTCAAAAACGGTGGTGCGACAACAAGCGTTACATTTCGTTTCATATTCTCAAACATTTCCGTGTACAACCAACTAGGCATTGAATTGAACAAACCAGATGAAAAAACTACAGGGGGTCCTGATCCATGCAATGAAACTTTACCCCCTGATTTCAAGGGAATAGTTGGGGCAAAAAATGTGACAGCTGCTACGATCAATGTATTCATAATGCCACACACTGATTTTTTCTTTTTAAATACGTTCCTAATCAAAATCGATTCCTTCATCATCAGATATTAGATTTATTGTTGATCTGTGAGGACGTTTATTTTCTTTTTCTTCGTCTGGTTTGTTCTTCTTCTTCTTCTTCATACGCTCCTTCATACGCTCCATATGATATTTGTCTATTGTCTTGAATCCACCTATGGATTCATACAATAGTTTATACTTATATGCTAGGCTTGGATTGTTTGTTCGAAGGCTCAACACAAGTGCTTGAAAGGACTCCTTCGTGATTCCATAATACTCTAGCGTTTGAATACTGACACCCGGTAATTCTTTTCTGAATCCATTTCCTCCAAACAATAACATTTTGAATATGTGACCTTCTTGACAGAGTCGAGTCATCATACCTCTCGAAACAGCCATGTTTCCATCTGAAAATACGAATTCATACTTTTTCGGAGCTGATTCCAATGGTCCGTATGATGGATGGTTGGTGAAAGGGGGATAAGAAGTATCCACAGAATATTCTGATGTAAGTCCAAATAAAGGTGTTGCACCAATTTGCATTTATCTAAAAAATATTTTGTACCTTTAATATGACCTCTGAATGGATAGACACTTCAAATGATCGAATGAGACTTTTGGTTTCAAATCGCACCCCGGAATTGTGGACAGTATCATCATCTAAGAGAGTGTATACTGATATGGATGACCAATTGACAAGGCATTCAGACACAAATGAATACAACAATGGTGTGCATTATTTTAGATTTACTGAAGCCTCACAAGAAACAAATCTAGACGGTACGTGGGAAGGTAAAGGTGTTCAAATAAATATGCAAAATGGTGAAAAAGCGGATTTTGTTTGGGAAATGATAAATAATTCAGGGAAGCACTACTATCCGGCAATTTTTATACCTCCATCGAGCGACATTACCAGGAAGGAGGCAATAACTACTAAGGACAAGGCCAGAAGGAAAAAGAGACATCCAAATAAGAGGGGCCTCGAGCTCCTCAATCAGGGGGACGTGGCCTTCGCTGCCGGAGATTATACATCTGCACGCGATCTGTACAAAATGGCAGAGGATCATTACGAAAATGAAGAGAATGAAGAGAATCGAAAGAATAGCTCAACTTATTGGTTAATTGTTGTAGTATTAATAATGGTGTTAATATGGGTTTTCACTCGTTACTTTAGAAAACCCGTTCCGGCTCAATTTGCGTAAACTCCAACATCTCGTAGTTAAAGGGAATGCACTTGGACAATGTATATGGAATGCGGAATGAGAGAACGTGTGTATTCTGGATCTCGTGTGTTGACCATTGCACAAGCCACACGTGATGAAAGATTAGGAGGTGATTTCATAGCTTCCATGTCTGAAATCGAATTTAAAGTATTTATCACTAAATTAGGCATACTCATTTCGAGGACAAAGTAGGTCTTGATTTGCTCATTAGAAAAGAATTCAGTTATTTACATTATCTCTAAGCTAATAAAACATGTGATCAGCCTAAATAAACGATTGCAAAATGAATATTGACGATTACTTCATCTTCTCCTCCCACTCTTTTATGAACCCAGACCCATCACCGGGCTGTTCATACCACTTGACTGGGCGCACTGGAGTGTATAGGCGTTTGAAAGCGCTACTCAGGAATCCGTCATTATAATTATCATCACTCACCTTCACCACAGTTCCAACAAGACGCGTCTCTAGGTAGGACTTGACCTTCTTGAAAGCATCAGCAGCCGTGGATAGTTGTGTTAGTGTAAATGCGTCAGTTTTTGTCACATCAATAATAGCATAGCATGGCGAAATCTCGGGGTTGTTCTTTATGAATTCCGTCATACAAGCAAATATATCTTCGATGTCTTTTTTATTACAGTTACGCTTGGTTTCTGTGCTGCATACTACAAATTCCCTAGGAGAATTAAATTTCAGAAGTGATACGCAATACGATTCGTTTTCAAGGACAACATGTTCTTCACAATTATGACATCGAATTATTTCCTTCTTCAATGATTCCATTATTATATTTTAGGTAAATAAAGTCTTGTCTTTAATCCGCAATATTAAATCCACTATATATAAATGGATAGACAAATACCTCGAGGAATAGATTCTAGGATAATCCAGGTGGATAGCGCATTCAGAAGATCAGAAGAACCTGTAAACAAATACAGCATTTACTTTGATTCATTTGACAAAAGAAGATCAAAGATTGTAAAAGATGTTATAGGATTGCGTATCAACAAAGCTACTGTACCTAAAGTACACAACAATATAATCCCAGGACTAAATATAGTAAACTTGCACGTCACAGAACAGACTACAAATAATAGTAGTGACCATATAGGATCAGAAGCAGAACTAATTCAATATTTGAGAGAACTGAGCCCTGGCTTAGTTTTGACCACAAAAACCAAAAGAATACGAAACTTTCCAGCACGTGGACCGGACATAGTTACTGAGACGTACCAACTGAGTTCGACAACTGGTAACCAACTGTTGATTTCATCTTCTAGTTTTCCAAGCAGTACTTTATTTGAAAATGAACATACAATGTTAGTCTCGTCTGTACCTAAAACATGGAATGTAACATTTCCTGTCACTTTAAATTTGTCTTTAGCAGAATCTCATAGAATTCTGCTTAAACCCGGTTATTATCCTACATCATCTCTTATTATTGGAGAATTGTTTGAAGCTTTTGCCACAATTAATAGTTCAATAAATTTAAATCTCCAATATTATTATGAGTGGAATACCACTGATACTGGCACGGATACTGGCGCGGATGCAAACGGCTGGTCTGTGTACAAGGAGGCACGGGGAAGGTGGATACTATATTTCAGAACCTTAAATGTGAACAATGACATGAACATTTATTTCAGTAAAGAACCTGGAGAATATAATGTACTTAATCAACTTGGGTTGCGATCTACGCAGTTAAACAATTGGGCAAGTCCTACCCTATCACACAAAAAGGACACACAGCTGTTCAAAATGACGAAACACACTATTGGTTCGACATCATCAGCTAATAGTGCTAACACTATCATAGGTAGGTCCACACTTGATTTCTCAAGTGTATTTGAAATACAGTTTGAACAAATTAACCTTTCACCACGACGATATGTCGACATAATTATAAAAAATATACCTAATTCATCTTTGATTACGAACAGTACAACTCATAATGATATCTTTGCAAGAATTGATCTTGCGAAGCACCAAATATCATATTCATCAAACATTGATACTACTACACAATCAAATGTGAACGACAGTTTTGACGAATCGTCTTCATCAGATACATATGCTTTTTATGAAAACTTCACAACTAATAAATTACCGTTTTTTGACCCGATCAGCATAGACCATCTAGAAATCGAGCTTGTAGATAATATGGGATATGCATACACATCCGAAAGAGATCATACACTTGAAATAGAATTAACAGTGCTTGGTGATGCAACTGTACCGTTTGATTTTCCAACAAACAACATTGGATCAGTTTCACCAAAACGAAGACAACTAGTTGAACTCCCCGAATTTCCAGAACATAAACCAAGACGTCGTCATAAAAATAAGAAAATCACAATACCAGAAGATCCATCTCCCATAACCGATTGGATCATCGATAATAGAGTAGAGTTCGGGGCAGGTACATTTACGTTTTTTACAGTATTATACATAGCACACATCATTGCGATGAAGGGCAGCGTGAATGTGTGATGGTAAAGGCTTGCTCATTGTCTTAAAATGTAGGCGGTATGTAATTCTTGCTTGGTTTTTTTGGTTTTGGTCTAACTGGTTTTAATGTTAGGTAGTAAACCTCCATCATACTTGGAGAAACTGGAGATTCATGTTTCACAGGATTATTAAGTACTAGGACGCGTGCTTTTTTTACAGTCTTTAAAGGAGCTTTCCTCATTTGTAGTTGATACACAAAAAAAACACGTGAGAAGAATGAAACTAGCCAAGTAAAAGCTTAAAAACAGTATGATTAGCACAACCCTTTTTGTCCCAGTTTAATTACTCTTTCACAATGAAACCAAAGGCTTTTGCTCCAGCTGCTGTCGTCATAAGGGACACTGCAGCCCCATTTCCTATAACGTATCCCTGAAGAACAGGTATGGGTGATGGTTGATTCGGTCGTATTTTGAAAGTCATAGCATCGACAGTGCTGGGCCAGTTCGTAAGTCTAGTTTTTGTCCCATTTGCTGTCAGCATAGACGATGATATCACGCGAACAAAAATCGTACATGCCACGGGGCTAGATACGAATATATGAACAAATTCTTTCGACCCTGTCTGATTTGCTACATGAAATATTGTGTCTGTTGTAAAATCTAATATTTCTTGAGCAGTTGAGTTAATATTTGGATATGCAGGCACTGGTTGGGGAATACCCTGAGCTATCCTCAATTGGTTGTGCAAATCATTCCAAAACAGATGATCTTTCATTTTAAAGTGTACAATCATTTTTTGCAAAAATGATTGTGCATTGTAAATGAGAAAGAAAACAGATAATGTGAAAACTGCAACAGTATCTAAGGATTGTGGTAAGGTAACCGGGGGAAGAGTGGAGGCCGTACGAGACCGCCTGGGTCTATGCCAATTTTATCTGGATTCACTGTAGTTCTCCCGGAGGCTCCATTTAATGGGGGAAAAAAGCGTGTACGAAGTAATCTGGGTAACAACTGGTTGCATGGCCATTCCCGTCCTCCAAGCGACAGCTTGTCAAAGCCGCGGACGGTTTAAAGCTACTTTGGTAAAATATAAATATACAGTAACAGAAGTTGATGATATTGGTATTGGTATTTGTCACATTGGTCGTAATTCTTTTTTTTCTGTACGAAATAAACAATACAGAAACAACCAGTCAGAGTAGATCTTCAATTGGTACAGATAGCTCTACGATAGATACACCTTCACCACCTCCCGTTGTCACACCGCCACCACCTCCCGTTGTCACACCACCTCCCGTTGTCACACCACCTCCCGTTGTCACACCACCTCCCGTTGTCACACCACCTCCCGTTGTCA